CACCTGTATTCGCAACAACAACACCTATTTCTCCTCTTCCTAAACCACCATTTAAAACATCTTTCTGGTCTAAATGTTTTATACCTGTCGGACATGTTGAACGGTCAATCAATTGAAAGCGTGCTTCGTGGTCTTCAAAGAAATTATGACCTAAAGTCGATGAGTTACCTTTAAAAACAGCGTCTTTCATAATGTTTAAAACTGATTCATAGTTTTCTTGCTTAATTGCTTTAACACTTTCTTCCAAGGCTTGTTGTAAAGTTTGTTTCTTACAAAAATCAAGTGTTTTATCTTTAACAAATTTTAAGTCACCTAAATTTGGTGATGCTTTCATACGTGTCAAGTATTCTACCACTTGCTCTCTTAAGATAATATCATCACCTGCAGTTAATTCGTCTTTTATAATTGAGACAAGCAATTGCATCGTTGGAAAGTTTCTATACTTTTCATAAAAGCTAAAAAATCTATCGCATAAAAACTGTAAGTATTTTAATTCAAAATAGTCATACTTCATTACTTCCATCATTTGAGATGCCCACTCGTGGTCGTTTAAAAGTGCTTGAAATATCTTTTCTTGAAAATCTTTACCATATTTTGAGAAGTAATTGGGGTTTTCCATCACCATAATTTTCCTTTAGTTAGGGTTCGTAGCAAATATCCGTGCCGTAAAAAATCTATATTCTTTATATTGTTTTCGTTTAAATGTTTAATTGCTTTTAGATTATTCCACGCAGGACTAAAATTTTCAATACTTTCATCAATTCTTTTTGTTTGCATATGTACTAAGTTATCTACATCCAATCTGACCAACTTAACGTTACGCTCAATTAACTTCTCACTATCTTTAATGGATTTATATATCTTTTTCTTTGGATGTTCTCTGTGTTTAACGTCGTTATCGATAAAGAATTCAAATAAATTATTGTCAAAATCTTCTTTAAGAAACAATTCTGAAAACTCTTTTGCGAGTTTCTTATATCCTACACCTGGCACACCTGGGATATTGTCTGATTTGTCACCTACAATTGATTTGGCTAGACAGAAGTTATGAGGATGAACACCGTATTTCTCTAAAACTTTACCTGTATTAACAAATGATTTTGAGTTAGGTGAATACACAATACAATCGTCGTCAATCAGTTGATAAAAATCATGGTCACCTGATACTATGATTTTATTCTTATCTTTTAATTTATATTTGCACATATAACCAATAGCATCATCTGCTTCGGCATCTTCTACATAAATTTGACATATTGGGAGATTAGAGAATATTCCTATCAGTGTACGAATTTGGAAATTTCTATTTTCTCTTGTGTCAGGTATTTCCTCTTTTTCATAATACCTGTTCATTTTTGTAGGGCGACCTCCACGTTTATAGTCTGGATATAAGTCTCTTTTCCTCTTGGAACCTCCACCTTCCCATACTACAATTACACTTTCTGGTTTGCATTTCTCAATTAGCCCAACAAGATTATAATAAAACCCAACAATACCACCGATTTGTTCACCGTTATCTGACATTGCTGGGTGTGCAATATAGTGACGCATGAACACATTTAATGCGTCAAATATCAATACTCTATTTTTTACCATTACATATCCAGTTCGTCTGCTAGTGAACGTATCTCCTCATATGAATCTGTATCGATGTCAACACCATCTGATGTGCCCATCTTTTTAATCATAGCATCCCTTAATATATTGTCTACAATTGGTCCCCAAAATTGATCAGCCATAATTTCATTAAACTCAGTCTTTCTAAACTTTTTAGAATCTAATAGCGTGCCATTTTCATCAAACATTTCAATAGTTTTCCAACCACCTGTCCCAGAAACTTGATAACTTCTATCTTCGTGTGTCACCATACCGTGTTTTCTCAACAAGTCAAACATTTCTTCATGTTCTACAATACCCTTGCCAAAGTGAATCTGAAAATCTACTTTTCTAAAAGGAGGTGCTACTTTGTTCTTTACAGTTTTTGCCCAAACGTGAATGCCAATAACATCATCACCATCTTTGATTTGTTGTCCTGCGCCTAATTTTATTCGAATTGAAGAATGAAATGGTATGGCTTTTCCACCTGGAGTTGTATCCGGATCACCATACATGACACCTACTTTAGTTCGAATCTGGTTTAAACAGACGAGTAGACTATTGGTTTGACCAATGACGCCAGTAATCTTGCGCATACCTTTTGAGATGGCGCGTGCTTGCAAACCAATGCTTTCCTTATCATAATCACCTAGTAGTTCTGCTTTAGGAGAAGACGCTGCTACAGAGTCCCAAATAATTGTTACTGGTACGTCTTTATCTAATGCTCTAGCTTTAAGAATTGTTTTTTCTGCTAAATCAAGTACATGTTCTGTACAATGTGTATCAACGTAAACAAATCTTTGAGAAACATCTACACCTAGATTGCCTAAGTTTTCAATAGAAGTTGCATTTTCCGTATCAATATAGACAACAATCCCACCCATCTTCTGGGTACTTCTTGCAATTTGTGTAGCAATATGAGACTTACCAATGGATGGCGGGCCAAATATCTCTACAATTCTACCTTCTGGAAAGCCACCGTTTGGTTGGTTGGCACAAATGTAGTCCAAAAGCTTTGATCCAGTTGAGACCCAACGTTTGACTTGTGTGGGGCTCTCATCTTCTGAAAGATTGTAAGCTACCTTTGTTTTGTAATCTTTATTAAGTGACTTGATAAGTTGTGAGGTAAAATCTTCATTTGCCATAATCTACTCCTTTGTTTAGTAGATTATATTAAGTGTTTAGGATATTTTCAATTAATTCCTGATAAAACTTGCCATCTACTTTCACTTAACTGTCTTAATAAATCTTCTCTATTGTGAATTCTGTTATCGTTGTCAAAATCATCATCTTCAAGTGGTAACTCTTTATTTTCACTTCCAGATGTTGCGTCGATATTAATATCACCTCTATCGATGTAGTTGTTAATTAAACCTATATTGTTAACAGCGCTATTGATGATACCAAAACCTATAGCATTTCCGCCAAAAGTCAGAATCTTTTCAACAAGCCCAAACTTTGGTATTTTTTCCTTTAAGAATTCTGTTAGCATTTCGTAGCTAATGGTTATTGTTTTTTTATCTAAAAGTTCTAATGATCCTGCTAAGACTCCGTCGGCTACTGGAATTGGTGAGGCTATTAATAAGAGTCTTAATATGTCCTTAACGTCGCGCAACAAATCGTTCTGAAGTTTTTGTATTGTTTCTTTATTAGGGTTTGGATTTTTCAGTTCTTTTTCAACCTTTCTATTTGTGAAATACAATTGGATTGTGTTGGCCACGTATCCAGGAACTAAAGCAACAAAACCAGACAATTCT